TGGAACCTTGGGTAAGTTATATTCAAATTCAGTAGATCCAATACCAGTAACCACAAAAGATCCAGAATAATCACTGTTTACTGAATTAATTTCATTATTTCCCGAAACTTCGGTGTCAATAACAATCTCTTGTTTTTCTGAAGAAACAAAACTAGTATTAGTTGGAGTAAACTTATAATATAGTTTTTCTGGAATATTATCACTAACTGTTAATGTCAACGATGCATTTGTACTAATTCCAATATTCCCAACTTTAGAAACTTCAAAGGATTTAGTTTTTGAACTAGATTCAAATTTGTTTTTAAAATTACCATCAGAGTAAATATTAAACTCAAAGGCTGAATAAAGAGTTGAGTTACTAATAGAGGAAAGAGAAGAATCTGATAAATCGAATTTTAATATACCTCCTCTGTATCCATTGACTGATGGATTAATTTCGGATAAAGTTCCTGCAGAAGCTGAAGTTATATCTACAACTTTTGGATTAAATTTTAACGCCTCATATTCAGTATTGCAAAGTTTTACCTTATCCTTGCTATATCTGAAAATATAGTAGATACTTTCATTTACTAATCCACCAGAAGAAGTTGTGGCGGTATGGATAACTTTATCACCACTATTAAATCCATGGTTACTTAAGGTAATTGTATTTTCATTTACATCTACATTACCTGCCACAAATGTTTTAGGATTAAATACAATTCTTCTGTTGTGATCATTGTACTTAACGGTAATGGTTGTCGTTGTTGTTGGATTTACAGCAACTTCAACAGAGTCTCTTAAAGACAATCCATGAGTAGATGATGTAGATACGGTAACGAGATTTTTAGTTACCTCAGCATTTACAACATCTTCTTTAACTGTGGTGAAACTATGGTAAGTTCCAGTTCCAATTCCAGTGAGGCTAAGAAGTCCACTACTAGAGGTTGTACTAGCAATTCCAACAAAAGTTCCCGTGCTTCCAAGTCCAACTTTGAAAGTAGAAATTCCAATTATGTCCTTAGATACCCTTGCAACGAATAAAGAAGAATTATTGTTTAATCTGTAAGCGGCACTGGTTCCTAATCTAACTTCAATCGATTGTCCACCATTATTTTTATAATTTACGACATCACCAGTGTTAAGTTCATGATCTGGAAGATAAATGTTTCTAGTTGGAATGAATATTTGTGTTAATCCAGCTCCTGGATTTGAGAAAGAAATGGTGCTTCCAATTCCAACACCAGAGAGAGTTCCAATTCCTAAAGACTCATTTGGATTGAAATATATTTGTTTGTTAAGATTAAACTTAACTTTATTTTCTGGAATAGATTTGAATGTGAACTTTCTAGAAACTTCACTTAAAACTGTAGTTGCTGTGTGTGCAGATGCAACTGTTGAATCTACAGCTCTAAGAACTCTAACTCTAGAATTTTCTTTATCTACATTAAGGATTCTAATTCTTTCTGATCCTATTCCTAGAATATCATTTTCTCTTAAACCTAAAAGTTCGTTTTTAAAAGAACCTCCAGATATATTAAAGAAAGTGACGATTCCAGTCGCACCGTCTGTGCCAACACCTGTTGTCAGCGAAAACTTCTCAGTAGAAACACCAATATTGAAAGTTCTTTGAAGACTATTGATGGAGGTATTAAATCCCGTGAGAGATACCAAATCCAAATTAATCAATCCATGTGGAGAGGTGCTAAATGCAACGTAAGATCCTTTTGAATCATAAGGAGCAATTTCTAGATTAGATGTTGTTGTAGAAGCCACACTAACGCTTTCTACAATTTTTCCTTTTAATTTACTAACTCTTGCTTTTGCTGGTTGTGCATTTAATTCGGTATCAAATACAATTTTATCATTTACTTGGTAACCTTGGCCTCCAGTTATAATGCCAACACCATCAATCGTTCCTTTTGAGGTTGCATTGATATTTACTGATTGCGGTTTTATCTTATTTGGTTGATATAAAAAGTCATAATACACATTACCAACATTTAATTGATATGGTGTAGTGTTTCTAAAATAGTCAGATGAATTTAAATCATAGTCATTTTGATTTGATTTATAATCAAAGTTAAATGTATTCGGTTTTGATTTATAACTGTTACCAATCAAATATGGGAATACTGGTGCTCTAAATTTTGCAAAGGCACCAGAAGATTCATTTTTAGTTGGATTGATAGTTGCAAAATAAGCATAAGTTCCATTTGGATATTCTGGAGTTACACAAAAACGTCCATTATGCTCGTCGAGATCTCCATTATCGGTGAATTCGTAATCTTCAACAAAAAATCCTACTGCAAAGGATGATGGACGTGTAGAACTCTCAACTTTCTCATATCCAGATTCCATTGCCCTAATTGTTCCTCCCGTTTGTGTCGAGAATCCATAAGGCCCATAAATCGGATTTCCATCATATGCCCATCCAATTATTGGAGAATGGAATTTAGATGTAATTTCTTCATCATTGGTTTTTTGTAAATCAGAAACTCCATATTGAATTTTATTGTCTTGAGATCTTCCAAACAATAATTGTCTCAGATTTCTAGGGGCATAGAGGTGTGTAAATTGTATTCCATAATTATCATTCAATGATGATGTTAAAATTCCATCATCATCAGTAACCGTATTTAAATTCTTTTCAACTAAATTGACAGTCCACTGTTGAATCTCTGCAATAAATTTACCTTCAGATCCACTGGCAATTATTTCTATTTCTGTTGTTCCGCTCTCATAATCTATTCCAGGACTCTCTATCTTAACCTCAGTAATTTTTCCTCCACTTATAACTGGAATTAACTTTGCATACTTTCCAGTTCCAGAAACAACGAGTTCTGGTGGAGAGTTATAATCAGATCCTTGATTCGTAACTAAGACTTCGGTTATTCTTCCATTGTTGACAATTGGAAGTAATTCGGCACCAGAACCACTATAAAGTGTAAAAGTTGGTTGTCTATTATATCCTATTATTGTAGATGCACCATATCCAACACCAGTACTAGTAACTTGAGTTGACTCAATTTCACCTCTGAATATTGGTTGAATAACTGCATTAAAGTCTTGTCCTGCAAAAGTAGAGACGCCAATCTCTCCATTGAGAGTTGCAGTTATAGGCTCATAGTTAAATGTGTGTGTACCCGATCCAACTGAAGTTAAATCAATATATTGTTTTGTATTATAGTAAAAAGACTTTGTTGTAGTTCCAACGCCAACTGAAGAAAGTTTAAAGTTATTGTCATCAACAACGGAGACGT